TACTTTGTATGGATACGATATAGAAGTCACTGATGCAGGACAAGGAACAGAGGACCAACTAATACGGGCCTTGGTTTCTGTTTTAGATTCTGTACAAGGACTAGAAACGTTAACTCTATTTTACCAAATTGAGATAACTGATAGTGGTATTGGGGAGAGTTCATTAGCCTTGAGTATTCAGGATAAGTTCTCCACCCCAATTATCACGAAAACAGTAGTGCAAACTATAATAACGAAAGTTATAGGTTCAGTGAGTATAACCAGGTTTACCTAACCTGTTCGTATATCGTAATAAAACTTTATAAAGGGAGGCCAGCTATGAAACTACAAGAGAAAGCAATGTTTACCAAAATATGGAGGATTCGTAGATACCAGGATCAAGAAGCATACGAGAGAGATGAATGTTACAGTGAGAGCGTTTTTACAGGCAATGTTCTCCTAGAAGAAGGAATTGGGGAGATGTGGGATTTAATTTGTGGCCTGGGCTCGCCCACTGCTTTCAGTAATGCAAATGCCAGGCTGGGAGTAGGGGACGACAATACAGCCGCTTCTTCTTCCCAAACAGGACTGCTGGGTACTAATACGCTGTATAAAGGAATGGAAACAGGGTATCCCCAACGGAGCGGCACTTCCGTAACTTGGAGGGCTGTTTTTAGTGGCAGCGAAGCTAACTTCGATTGGAACGAATTTACTGTAGATAACGGCTCCGGTGCTGGGATGAACATGAACCGTAAGGTAGACAATCAAGGGACTAAGACCTCTGGTCAGGTGTGGACTTTGGATTTGACTATAACCCTAAGCTAAGGGAGGTGATTCCCGTGGCTCGAAAAAAGGCCAAGACCGTAACGGTGAAGCCAAAGAAGAAAGGCCAAAAACCTATTAAATTTAAAGAAGGAGGCCTTCATCGGAGCTTAGGTGTACCGGAAGGCAAGCCCATCCCTCCAAGTAAGATGAAGGCAGCCCTAGCTGGAAAGCACGGACCAAAGGCAAAGAAGCAGGCCTTGTTGAAGAAAAACGTTTTGACAGGACCTAAGAAAAAGAGGAAAAAGAAATGAAAACGTTTTCAAAGATCCAAAGTACAAGTGCGTTGCGCTTATTTTGGATTTGACATCTATAAGAATAATTGAAAAAAGGAGTTATTATGGGAACAGTACCGATAGCAGTACAAAAACAAGCCGAGGAAGCTAGAAAGTTGGCGGAAGAAATTATGAGTTCCGCCCAAGAGGAAACGCCCCCTAAAACGGAGGAAGATAACAATACTCCTCCTGAAGAGGGGAGCCCTCCTAGCACTCCAGAGGCAGAGGAAACTCCTACACAAGATGCTGAAACTACGGAAGGAGAAGTAGAAGGAGCTCCTCCAGAGGAAGACCCCAAATATTGGGAGCACAAGTACAGCGTCTTGCAGGGGAAATACAACGCCGAGGTTCCAAGACTGCATGAAGAGCTCAAGTCTGTACGTCAAGACAACGAGTATCTCAAAGGCAAGTTGGAGCTTTTGGAGCGTTTGGTAACCGAACAACAAAAAACAACTCCTTCAAAACAAACCGAAACACCGCAAGAAAGTGAACCAGAACCCCCAGAAGTAGCTCAACTGAGAGAGGACTTCCCAGACATATATAAGGGAGTCGTTAAGCTAGTCGAGCGCCTCGTGGCAAAGCAAGAGCAAATCGAACAGAAGCTAACTACCACTGAGGAGACAATCGCCCAAACCAATGCCAGGTTGTTTTACAGACAACTGGCCGAGGAAGTACCTGATTGGGAGGAAATAAACGTATCTCCTCAGTTTTTGGAGTGGCTCAAACAGGTCGATCCTTATTCTGGGATGACAAAGCACGAGCTCTTGATAAAGGCATTTCAAGAGGGTGACGCTGGAAGGGTAGCCAGGTTCTTTAAGGACTTCAAAGCCGAAGTTGCTCCTGAGCCTCCGGCCAAACCCAACGAACGAAATGTAGTGCCTCCACAAGGTAAAGCATCTAGCTCTACTCCTGGTAGGGTATCTGGCAAAATATATAAACAATCTGACGTTGAAGAGTTCTACCGCCAGGTAGCCCTTGGTAATATTCCAAAGGAGCAAGCTAAGGCAAAGGAAATGGATATAATCAAGGCTATGCGGGAGGGTAGAGTTATCTTCAACCAATAAGGGAGGATAAAAATGCCCGTACCTAGATCTGCTGGATATCCTGATTATACATTTGACGGGACTAACAAGTGGATTCCTATTCTGTTTGCAGGGAAGACACTTGAGAAGTTCTATGCAAATACAGTGGCTACCAACATATCCACTACGGATTATGTTGGGGAAGTTAAAAACGTTGGGGATAAGGTTATAATTAGGACTGTCCCCAGCATAACCATCAAAGACTACCAGAAGGGTATGACCCTTGACCTGGAGTACCCTGAAAGTCCTTCCATCGAGTTCTCCATCAACCGAGCAAAGTATTACAACTTTGCGATGGACGACATTGATGTAAAGCAGACCGATCTATCGTGGTTGGACAAATTTGCCGATGATGCCTCTCAGCAATTAAAGATCGTATACGATACTCAGGTATTTGCAACGATCTACGGAGACGTTGATTCGGCAAATCACGGTGCTACTGCGGGGGCGAAGAGTGGAGATATAAACCTGGGTACTGCTGGTTCTCCGGTTGCCCTCACAAAGACCAATGTCCTAGAAAAGATCGTTGACTGTAACATTGTCCTGGACGAGCAGAACATTCCTGAAACGGACAGGTGGATAGTCATTCCGCCCAAGATGGCGGGTCTTATCAAAAAGTCTGACCTCAAGGATGCTTCGCTCACAGGGGATACCAAGTCTCCTTTGAGGAGCGGCCTCATTGGAAGCATCGACAGGTTCAACATCTTTGTGTCAAATCTGTTGAGCTATGACAGTGGGGATGGGGCCTATCACATCATCTTCGGGCATAAGTCGGCATGGGTTTTTGTAGCTCAGTTGACCAAGAACGAGATGTATAGGCCACAGAATACGTTCGCCGATGCCATGAAGGGTTTGGTTGTTTACGACTTTGACGTACTGCAACCTACCGCTATCGGTGAACTGTATGCAACCGTAGCATAACCCAATGGGGGCCTCGTGCCCCCTCAAACTCTTGGAGGATGAGATATGGCTACAGTAAATGGATTGGATAATGCTTCCGCAGGAGTACCTTATAAAGGCTCGCTTGCGAAGTTCTTCGTTCTGGAGAATATTGTTGATTTGGATACCCTAGACCCTTCGTCAGGCGATACTGTTCAGGTCCTTCCTGTAAAAGATGGAATGAGAGTCCTGGGCACAGAGGTTGAGGTGATTACACCGGCAGATTCCGCTACCTCGGCCACAGCTACGATAGGGGATGGAGATAATGCCGATGGGTTCGACACTGACGTGGACCTTAAAGCCACTGCCGGTACTGTTGTGGGTACTAGCATGGCCTTGTCCGAGGGAACTCCCAATACATTAGTAGACGCTTACGCAGGGGTAGGTAAGAGGTATACATCCGATGATACCATAGATATGATCCCTACTTTCAACGGAGCAACTACTGTAAAGGGCAAGTACAAAATAAGGGCTTGGGGAATTATGATGGAATAACCTTTGGTAAGTAAAAAATAAGAGCTTGTAGATTACGATGGAATAACCTTTGGGGGGATAATTCCCCCCACTTTATAGGAGGATATTATGGCGCTGTATCTTGTTAGAAAGACGGATGGGTATATATATCCGTACTCTGCTGAGCTAGCCAAAAGAGCGGATAAGTTTGAACCCGTGAATCTCAAAAGGCTTCCCAAGGGAAACCATCTCGATCTGGAGGCCTACTATAGGAGGCAGGCCCTAGAAGAAGCAAAGAATAGGAAGAAGGCAAAAGAGATAATTGATAAAGCAATAAAAGTCGAGGATGAGGGCAAGGGAGAGGAGCAGTGACCTACGAAGAGCTAGTGAAAAAAATAAGGATTAGGCTAGACGATGTAACTCTACCTTACTTGTGGGAAAGTTCCGAGCTATATGATTATATATTGGAATCCCTTCAAGAAATTTTGGTAGATACTTGTCTCCTGTCCTCTAGTTTTAGCTCGGAGATCACTGCTGATTCTAGGTATGTAGAGCTCAAGTCAGGATACCTTTTAGATGATGACTTGTCTTTCAAAGGAGAGGTATTTACTGTGGACGAAGATGAGGTATTTTTCGATACCACGCCTCTTACCTTATTACCTAGAGAGTGGACCCGCTCAAATGCCGATTCGGGTGATCCTCGCTGGTACTACCTCAAAAGGGGGAGGTTATATGTATATCCTCCTCCTTCTGAGGATGGTACAGTATATTATGAGGGCTTCTATAATATTACCAGCATCGAAGACAAAGAGAGTGAGATTCTCTTACCTAAGAGACATCAATCAGCAATTATACCAGGGGTAATGGCCAAAGCCTATATGAAGCCCGATTCAGATACCTTTTATCCCAAAAAAGCTCTTGAAAGCGAAGCCTTGTTCAAACAGAAAATAGATAAGATCAAGCAAGATATCATGTTCATGGAAAGAAATCCGAAACCGACCGAAATCCATGAGGGCCTACTGTGACAACTATCTTTGATTATAGCGCCTTGAAGGGTATCAATAATGTTGATACCCAATTTAGGCTTATCACTAGGGGAGGCGTTGAGCTACTTGAAGCAGTAAACGTAGACGTAACGAATCGAGGTACTATTAAGCGGAGGCCTCACACACAAGAGATATATTCTGGAAGCGGGATAGCCAACCTTTGTTCAGTGGAAAACACCATTTACTTTACAGAGGGATTGGAAGTCAAAACTATAGATGTGGAAGGCAATGTCAATACGGTAGGCTCCTTTGACAGTATTTCAGGAAAGGTAACGTTTGCTAAATGCGGTGGGGTGGTATATGCCTCAAACGGAATAGAGATAAAGGCCCTCGATGATTTTGATGAGCAGAATGATTTTCCTCACCTTGAAAGGCTTCCAGGGGGAGACATTTTTTCCTTTGCAGGTAGATTATTTTCATGCAGAGAGAAGTCGATTCTTTACTCTGAGCCTTATAATTACCTATACTATATTCCTGAGAAGAACTACCTGTCCTTTCCTAATGAGATTATAAGTTACAAAGCTAATGGATTCGTTTGTGTCTCAACTAAGTCGAGTGTTTATATATTTACAAAAGACCTGACGTTGATCAAAATCCTAGACGAACCAGCCTTTCCCAATTCAATGGTAAGTATAAAGAGCCTCCAGGTGAAAGACCAAATCATCCCTGTAGGTATCTTATTTGAAACTGCTAATGGAATATACTTGGCAACGCCCAACGGGTGTGTGCCTCTAAATATTAAATATGCTCGGAGCTATCCTAGCTACTCGAAAGCAGCTAGCGATGGTTCGAGGATGATTGTTTTAACCAATAGTTAAGGAGGAATAAAATGTCGAATGTCCTTTTATCCACAGGAGCGAAGAACGCATTTAGCAAGCTGGGCCTCAAAGATCTCCTAGATGGTTTTGTGATTAATATTTATTCTGGTACTCCTCCAGTATCCGCAGACAACGCCGAAAGCGGGGCCAAACTACTCACTCTTACAAAGGAAGGGCTTTCCTGGAGTGCCGATGTAAAACAAGAGAATTATTTTTCCGTCACGGGTACAGGTAGCGATGGAGATACGATAAAAGTTACTATAACTCCATCAGGAGGCTCGGCAGAGACCTTTACCTATACCAAGTCATCTAGCGAGTCTACTACAGATGCGATAGCCAGGGCCATTGCCAATTTGATTTCAGAGGGCTCTGATTATATGGATGCCATGGCCACGACAGAGACAACCGAGTCTGGCGTAATCCTGCGTGGCAAGTATGGAGGAGAGGCTTTTACTGTAAATGTAGTCGTGACAGGCTCTATTACAGTCAGCCCTTCTGGCGATCTTACAGATGTAGTCGCAGCCTCCTATGGAAACGGCCTCCACTTTGAGCTTATTCCCAACGTAAGCGGTGGCACTTTGGAAAAGCTATCTGGAGAATCCTGGAAAGGTACAGTTCTAGCCTCTGGTACTGCTCAGTGGTTCAGGATACAG